GAAACAAGAAGCGAAAGAAGTATTAAAAAATGTGAGGACTGCCAACTTGCCTAGAGGTAATAAATCTGTAATGAATAAGAAGATCAATCATGCCATATCAGGTAAAAACAAAGAGGATTTAATACATTCATCATTAACAAAGTCAGGCTTTAGAGTACATAGAGAGGTAAACATAAAGAATGGTAAATTTACCCAGAAATACAAGGAACGTAATGTGGATATCAAATTCGTTTATGGCAAAATGGACAGATACATAGAATCAGATGGCAAAGTACATGGGACCCTAGAAATGCCAACGGCATCAACATTAAAAAGAAATGCAGATTTTGAAAGAATAAATCTGGAATACATACTAATCAATCATGAATCAATCAAAGACCTAAGAAAAATAATGGAGTTAAAGAATGTATCAATAGATGAATTGACAGAATTTTTGGTTACATATAGAGCATGGGAAGAATATAGCAAACACTTGGCAAAGTTAGAAGCTGGAGAATATTTTGTATGAAAAGTTTATGCCATGTCTGTTTTTCGTCAAATGTATTAGTTACTTTAGTTGATGATTTACCAGTTTGTAATGATTGTATTCCAAAAAAATAATTATAGAGTTAGATAAAAAAGATACAATAGTGCATTGGGAAAACCTATCAGACATACATATTGGCAATACTAATTTTCAAGATGAATTATTTACAAGGAGAGTTAAGGACATTCTAAATGATCCATATAGATTTACAAGTTTTGGTGGAGATCAACTGGACTTAATATTACCAGGTGATCCAAGATTCAAAGACGAAGCAGTATCATTAAGAACTCTAGCCGAACAACAAGACGAATTGGACGAAAGATGTGCCGAGTTATATGATGAACAGGAATACTATCTTAAACATTATGGCATGGAAAAGATATGGTATCTCCAATGGGGTAATCATGAGTATAAATCCAGAGTGGTAACCGAGGGAGACATGAAAAGATATTGCAAATACAATAACATGACATTCTTAGGCAGTAAAGGATTTATCAGATTAGATATACAATTCAAAGGTAAATCAATGATGAAAAAAACACTATTTGTCAATCATGGAGCTGGTGGTGGTGGGACCCTTAAAGCACTAGAGAATTTAACGGTTAACTGTGAAGCAGATATTTATCAGATGGGCCATTTACACGATCCAATGGCAGTAAAAAGAGACACATTTTTTTATAATGATAAGAAAAATTCATGGGATTCTAAAGAACAAATTATGGTAAATAGTGGTTGTTTTACTACGGCAGTATCAAACAACAAAGATCAATGGATGGAACAAAAAGGTAACAAACTCATGACTAGCAAACCAGGCACCATGACTATTTCTTTTGATGCTTATAAAAGTAAGGTAAATGAACATGGTTAATGCAGAAATAACAGAGGACAGAATAGTCTTAACAGATTTTAAGAGAAGGTCAGAGCAGGAAGAGATATATTTCTTAATTAAAGATTTGTTAGAGTCACTATATGGTTAGAATTGACCACGATGTCGGCATATATGAGGAGCATTATGCCCGAATTATTCGATGGTACAATCTAGCCTTTAAAGATAAACACCCGTCTAAGGAAGATGAAAAAACATTTAACCTATTCAATGTCATTTATGACGATATAGTTAGAGAAAACCAAGAGGAGTATGCAGAAAATGAACATGATTGATTTTTTTGTTCAAAAGTTTATTTTAGAAACATTGGAGAAACTATTAAATGGAGAAGTTGAAGAAAAACAAACAATGTTTGGGCTCCTCATGCTCATGGATTGATCCAATAATTGATCCAAAACCAAAGTCAGAACCACCAGAATGGTGGGATAATGCAGACCAAGATGAAGAAGATTAGACCATATTGATTTATATTCATCTTATGGTCCTAATATTGCATGAAAGAATTTAATTGTGAATGTGGTTACTCTACAAACAGCGTAACTACAATGGAAAAACATTTTAAAAAGAATTGGACCTACTCTAATAAAGTAGTAAAGTTAGGTCATACACTATTAAAGGTAGATGAAAACTGATGGTTACTGATCTATGGAAATTAAATAAGATTTGTGAAAAACATGGAATATCGGGTAAAGATGCTCAATTTATTTTAAATGTACTTGAGCAAGGTGCATTAAATAGTAATGTTTTAAATGAGTTTGGATATAAAATCATGCCAAAATTACAAATTATATTAGATGATTTTGTAGAGGCAGGATTGATAAGTTTTGAGGTAGAGGAATAATGGTAGTTAGAATGAATGACAGAACCATAAATGATTATGATATATTCTGTGATAATTGTGGATCCGAGGAGATATGTGACCACGAATATGGCATGGGTAAAGATTTAAAATCCATAGATTTTTGTACGACCTGTTGTGAAAGATGTGATGAAGAGGGATATAAAAATTGACTTTTGAACAAATGCTTACAATAGCAGAAGCCCAGATTAGAAAAATAAATGAAGTCTTGGAGATTGATAACAATGACTGATGGCTTTGAGGGAGATATAATGTCTAGAGATACTAAATCTACATTCCATGAGACTAAAGAAGTGGTATCAAGACTAAGAGAGCCATTAAAAATTAAGGCAATACCATACGCCACAACAAAAGTAAGAGGACACCAAATTCAATTAGAGATGAACATATCATGGGACCAGATAGACCAAATGACTGGCAAGGATTCTGTTATTATAGACATGATTGAAAACATGAAGAAACTCATAGAGGGTCCCATGGAATCAACTTACCTAGGTGTTTTAGTCAATGAGTCATAAGACAGTAGAAGAACGCTTAGAATGGCTAGAGTTTTGGGTAGATAGATTTGATGCTAGACTTACTAAAGCAGAATTTAAAATAATGGAAATTAATAATGAGTGACGAATGGGTAAACAAGGTCCAAGATAAGCTGTTTGACCAAGAGATTAAGGAAGACCAACCTGATGATTGGCAAGATATGCCAGAGTTTGTAAATGAGGCCAATGATGCTTACAGAAAGATAATCATAAGTTTTGAAAACGAGGCAGATGTTCAAGAATTTGCAAAGTTGGTAAGACAGCACATCACAGATAAGACCAAGTCACTTTGGGTCCCAGCAAAGATTAAAGATAATAATCTTTGGTCGTGGATAGATGAAAAATGATACCAAAATATCCAATATACATAGTATCTAAGGGCAGATATGATACCAGATATACTGCAAAATCATTAGAGGAGATGAAGTGTCCATATAATATCATAGTAGATGCAACAGAGGTAGATGAATACACCAAGGCAACAGACGAAAGATATGGTAATGTTATCATTCAACCACAGAAATACTATGATGATTATGATATGTTTTGGAAAGATACTAACAAAGTAACTGGCCCTGGTGCAGCCAGAAATTTTGCATGGGACCATTCAATAGAAAAAGGATTTGATTTTCATTGGGTAATGGACGACAATATCCAAGGGTTTGCAAGACTTAACAGAAACAAAAAGTATAAGGTAACAAGTGCCAGTATATTTACAGCGATGGAAAACTTTGTGGACAGATATGAAAATATTGCCATGGCAGGGCCCAATTACAGATTCTTTGCCAGTCAAAACTCAAAGCTACCACCATTCAGCATGAATACCAGAATTTATTCATGTAATTTAATTAGAAATGATACACCATACAGATGGAGAGGTAGATATAATGAGGATACGGATTTATCATTAAGAATGTTAAAGGATAATTGGTGTACTGTTCAATTTTATGCTTTCTTACAAAACAAAGTTGGGACCCAACAGGTAAAAGGTGGCAATACGGAACAGTTTTACAGCAAAGAGGGTACCTATCTAAAGTCAAAAATGTTGTTGGATATGCACCCTGATTTGACCAAACTGGTGTATAAGTTTGGTAGGCCACATCATTTTGTAGATTATACACCATTCAGAAAGAACAAACTAAAAAGAAAAGATAACATAACAGTATCTAAAGGCATCAATGAATACGGTATGAGGTTGAACAGTTGTCCAAAATAATATGCTATGATTGTAAAATAGTTCATTGGGAAAAAGATATATGCACTTGTAAATGCCATGTTATTGGCTATAGGTAAAACAAAGATACAAAAAAATAGGGCTAAACTGTAATAGGTGGATAGCAGCCTGAAATATATGTTATTAACTTTGAACTATGTAGCCAATTATATTATGATGAATGAAAAAGATATACGAATCTTATTACAGGATATTAAAACAGTTTATGCAGTAGGAACTAGGATAAATGACATTGAAACAGCCAATGAGAAAAAGGCCCAGATTGAAATTTTAGAGTGGATTCTAGAATAATCAATCATCAGTAGTGCCACAACTACGGCAGGTGTATCTTCCTGGCTGCAATTCTATAAGGGTTTCCTTGCAATTTATACACATTTCTTGGTCGTGGACTGTAAATATTTGAGACATTTTGGTCATTATATATAAGATGTTATCGTATTTAACATTTACTTATTCTAACCAAAATGTTTATTAGTTACTGTTTATTTATATACTTTATAAATGACTAATGATTCAGATTTTATTCGGGAACATTGGGGAAAAATAATACAGGATTTTAAATCAGATTATGATAAATGGGAAAAACATACGCTAGGAGATTATATTGCAAGATGTGGAGACAGTATTAGAAATCAAATAGATAATAACATGATAGATATTAAAATTGAGGGAATTAGTGCTTATTTATTTAAACAACTTGATAAGGAAGATATAGCCATAAGTGCTAGAACTATACAAAGAAATCTTCCAGACATTTACAAACAGAACTATAATAAAAGCGACACCCTGTCGCAGTTAGAAGAGGACAAATGGAAAACTATTGAGACAGATGATGCAACAATAACTTTAGAAAAAAATCAATATAATGAAATTAAGATTAATGGTGTAGAGCAAAAAGACAAAGAAATCAAGCCAAAAAAACCAACAACAGATGCAGAAACAACATTTAGATTGGAACCAAAAGATACTAGGCAATATACATATCTAACAGCCATGAGTAAATTGGCCAATAAATTTCACTTAACACTAGAGACATTAAAAAATAGGTATAATGAATCTGGTGAACTTCAATCCATAATAGATAAAGAGTTAACAGATGTGGAAGAAAAATTACAGCAATACGCCAAAGACTGGGCCAGTATAGAAAACAGTAAAGGAATGATTGATTTACGGAGAGACTTTGGAGAATTTGAGAAAATAACAGCTTGTTTTAACATAGAAGTAGGCGAGACCATTGCCAGAATAGCACAATTAATGGACTATTCAGAGAAATATGGCTCCATAGGCATCCTCAGAGAGCCAAAAGTTAGAGCATTTTTTGAAAAAGAGACCACATATCCATTATACTTACGGTCATGCCCAAAATGTTTAACGGATATATCTCAACTAATGAACGAAAACATCAATTTATACCGAGAATGTAAAAAATTAAACATAGAAATACCACAGATAAAATACAATTAATACTAATATATAGTGCAAATTTAATCGATTATTATGTCAGCAGGAAACCTAAGATATTATGGTCTGGGAATTTATGGTGGACTTGTAGCACTTTGGACAGGTCTCGATAAAATAGCCCTAGATGATACTGTGGCCGTTGCATTATTGGCACCAATAGCTTTGCTAATTGGGGCAGATTATGTAAAGCATAAATCAGATAACAAAGCCTAAAAGTATTTTTTTAGGTCACTTTTTTATTTTTATTATGAACCCTAACTGTGTTATTGCTCGTAATGAATTAAATGGAAAGGTAGAATTTATTGCAGAACAAACAGAATGGGAGGGTAAATGGGATAATGATGTGCTATATTATGACGTGGAATACCATGAATCATTAAAATTAATATCCAAAAGACAGTTAAAGAGAGCAGTAAATCTGGCAATATCCACATGGAACTTTGAAATACCAACTAAATTTAAATCAGCTTGGAATACTAAAGCGGACATAGAGATAAGATTCAGGACAAAAGATGAGGATAATTATTTCAAAGAAAAACCCAGCGTGTTGGCCTATGCCTATTTCCCAAATCAGGGAAGCGTGTCAGGACAGGTGGTATTTAATGCTTCATACATCTGGGACCTAAAAGGTAAGGGTATTAGAGGAGATAAAGCAATAGAGAAAGGGCTAGTGGAGAACGCTTATCCAGACAACATACTAAAAACTTACAATATCTATGCAGTATTAATCCATGAGTTAGGTCATACACTAGGACTAAAACATGACGTAACAGGTGCCAAAGATGGTAGTGATGTAATGGACCCATACTATTCAGTAGATAATCTGGACCTATCTGATAGAGACATATACAGAATCAGAGTAAAATATGGACAAAGAGTCTGGTCAAGATTCAAGTGGTATAACATCATAAAACGCTGGTTATGCCTAGCCGTTAGGCGATGAATAGGATTTATATTATTTCATCTTTAATCATTATAGCAGTTTATACTATGTATTATGCCACAAGATAAGGGACCCAAGGAATTAAACCTATACACAGAAGATCAAGTATGGGAGCTAGTAACCAAGGCAATTACTAGGACATTATACGATTGTATCGCATCACATGAAGCCCATGGACAGGTAATGATAGAGGTTGATTGGTTAAGAGATTACGCAGATATGATAGCCATAACATTCCCGAGGATTGAACCACCATGACCAAAAAATTCCATACCTGTGAGAAATGTACCAAACAGATAAAGGATTGGTACCACATGGCTTGTGGCTGTTCATGTCATGATTAATATTTTGCTTAAAAACATAATTATAAATAGAACGTATGGCCTAATATAACCATGGGAATAATTTACACCAAATGTGAAAATTGTAAATATCCAGAAAGAAATGATAGTAAAATATGCTCCGAATGTGAGTATGTTTTCAAGAACTTTACTATCAGAGATGGAATTTACTACCGAATGCAAACAACACAATAACCAATACAACTTTTTCTCTTTTTATTTTTTTTTGCTTAAAAACATAAGATTATATAGAAGAACCACCGTAAATAATACATGAATACAACAGTAGAACAAACAATAGTACAACAACTCAACCAAACAAAAGTCAATGGCTTTCCTTTATTGCAGTACATTGGCACACAAAATCAGTTTGGAAAAAGCATCAATGTTGGTTATAATACAGTAATAATCAAACCAGCAAAAAATCCAAAGAAAATTACCTCAGTAGCAATTCAATATATGGAAATCTCTGATACCTACACTATTAGATACTACAAAAAGAATCAAGTAGTAATGGCTCAAGATGATATGTACTGTGATCAATTAGACAGTATCGCCAGAGAGTTGGGAGTGTTATAATGATTAAAGTAGGAGACTTTGACATAGTTATGAAAAATGATAAGTGCATAATCATAACCGTGGGTCCCATGGATATCATAATAGACAACACGACTGGAGAAAATCTAGTGGATATTGTTAAGAATGATTGAGTGTAATCTATGTGGTATGCAGTTTGAGGAGAATGATATCCTTATTGGAACACGTAAGGCAACTCACCAAAGATTTCATACTAGATGCGCCTTTGAGAAAAGAAACACAGTAGAGGGCGTGGTTATCTGGGTCCCAATAAAAGAATAATAAGTTTAATTATTTCTGTTTTAGTCATGGTCACGAATAAAAAATGAGAAATATGGTAAAGAATCATTGGTCCAATCTAAACAGCGATGGCAGAAGATTGGAAAGAATTATCAAACTATGTGAGACAAATATTAAAAAGGCTATGGGAGAGAATCCATCACAGACTGATAATGACTTAGTATTGGCATACATGGACAGATTAATCAAGGCTACTAACCAAAAGTCACATATCGCAGATTTGGTATTGGGTATATCACACTTGAGAAAGTTGGCAGAGAAAAGACTAGATCAACCAAAGGTGTATCTTGGACAATAAAGAACAGCAATTCCATGAAGATATCCGAACACTAAAGAGACTGATTCCAATTGAAAATGAAGATGAAATATCAGTAAATTTACCACAGTATAGAGGCTTATCATTCAAAGAGTTTTGGGAAGCATTACCAACAAAGTTGGAATACTTTGACTATGAGGAAGAATTAACAACCATACTAGAATCTAATAAAAAACTATGGGTTAAGAAGGCCACTGGCCTTGGAATTACCGAATGGACCATTAGATGGATAGCATGGAATTGTCTTAAAGATGATGTATGGAAGAATAGCCAGGTAGATGTTTCCGTAGTTGTTATTACAGGTGCCAATCAGGATTTAACAAACAAGGTCATTGGTAGAATCAAATCTTTGTTTAACTATGAGTTTAAGACCAAAGAGAGTGTGGTAATGCTGAATGGCTGCAGGATAGAGGGATTTCCTACCAACCACTTGAGCCCTGCAAGAGGCTTAAATCCAAAGGTAGTCATGCTGGACGAAGCCGACTTTTTTCCCTCAAGATACCAAGATGAGGCACGAACAGTGGCCGAGAGATACATTCCAAAGACCAATCCACACATATTGCTAATCAGTACACCAAATCTTCCTGGTGGATTGTTTGAAAGAATGGAAGATGAAACAGACAACGGTTACATTATGAAGCACATGGATTATAAAATAGGACTAAACAAGGTATTCAGAGAGGAAGATATTATTACAGCTAAAAAGTCTCCAAGCTTTGAAAGGGAATACAATTTAAAATACGGATTTGGAAAAGGAGATGTGTATGAAGCATTGGACAATATAATCACAGAGTATGATTTAACGGTTGTTGGTGGTAGATCAGGTTGTTACGGGGACCCAGCATTTGGATCATCAAACTTTGGTGTATTAGGTGCAGAGATAAGAGATGATATATTATACATTACAGAGGCCAATGAATTTCCAAGACCATCGCCAAGTGCCATGCTAGATGTGATGGAAGACATGGCCCACAGATACAATGATAATGTAAAAATAGACTCGGCCCACCCTGGATTTATCAGGGACCTAGAGGAGAGAGGTATTCCAGCATTACCTATCAACTTTGGTTTACAGATAAGGGACCATGAGTCAGCCAACATTCAATCGTTAAGAAGTAAGATGGCCATCAATTCAGCCCAGATGGTCAAGATGGGCAAGGTAAGAATACACCCATCACACACCAAATTAATTTCACAGCTTCGTGCCGCACAATTTGACAAAAAGGGTGGCATAAACAAAGAGGAATTAAACTTTGATATTGGAGACTGTTTCATCATGGCTTGTTGGGACCTCAAAGAGTTTGATTATGGCCATTATGATGTGATGGACAATAAATTGGTTAAAACTAACGAAACAGAAATACATAAATCATCTAGTGTCTTAATGAATACTGAGTCCTTTGAATGATGAAGATAGGTTACAAGAATTTATAATTAAGGCTACTGGCAAGACTATAGGAAGAAACAGTAAGAACTCTTTGGCCATGTTATTTGCCAACACTTATGCCGAATACGCTAAATCCATAAATGACGTAAACAACGGATATACCATCTACAAGGAATTGGAAGCAAAGATAGAAAAGATAAAAGAAGAAATGAAAGACCTCGACAACATACCAACATCAGTATTATCAGAGATACTAGATAGTAATGAGTAACGAATTAGTAATAATTTATTGTAAAGTATGCAAACAAGAATATCATTATTGCTGTTTTATGCACTATTATCTTAGGGATTCATGGAGAATAATAAAAAGATGAAATTCATGTTCAAAGGAAAAAGATTTAAGAGAGTTGGTTGGAGATTATACATTGAACAATAGGCAACCATTAACGCATGAGGAATATCTATCATTACTTGTTGATTCCATCAATGATGTGTTAAAACAGATAGACGATAAGCAAAAAGACCTTAAAAAGATTAAAGATAATGAAACTGTAACCAAGGCACATCACACTAAAAGAATTATTCAGACATGGTTCAGAGCTAACGGAAATTTACCTATACCTGACTAACATTGACCTTAATGGTTTATATTGTCTAAATCTGATGCTGTAACTATGAGCATGGATTTAAAAACCAAAGAGCCTGTAAAAACGGTGGAACGTCTATTCAATGCCACAAGTATGCACCATATTGATCTTCACAAAGAAGATGGCATACTTGTAAAAAGAGTATATGTCCAACGTGATGATGCAGAAGAAAACATAAAAAACATATTCGGACAGATTGATTAAATTCAATCATCTTTTTTTTTATTTTAACCATTAAGCTTATCAGCTTTTCAGCTGGTCTAGGTCAACTTTATTCAATAACAATCTATAAATATACCAAGTTTGCTTAAAAAGATATGAATAAAACAGTACAAAACAACGCAGGAATTAATATTGCTATGATTTTTGAACAATTAGCAATAGAAAACGCCTCACAGGAAAAAATAGATTCTGTTCTTGAAACATTATTTAAAACAAGTTACACAAAAGATTCCATTCTTTATTACGCAAGTAAAGGCTATGGTTATCATGTAGCCTATGGTGGATTAAATTGACACCTAAGATCCTTCCTTGTTATAGATACAAAGACAGAGTAATGGCAAGAGAATTAGACCAAAATGACTATTCTCCAATTGGTTAATTCTTTTAATATATTTTATCATGTTTTAATTAGTATATACGGCCAGGTTGAAAGAATGTAGATACATCATCAGCCTGAATTAAAGTCTATTATTTCTCTTTATATATTGAATTCTAAAAAAGGTTGTATTGGCTTATGGATTGTATTTAATCATGGATCAACCGAAATGGTACAGAGATGATTTTAGCTCTGAAAGTAAATTAACAGGAACTATCTATACCAATCAACAGTACACAAAAAAGAAAAACCTAACAGGATATACAGTTAAGATTAGATTATATAAAAATTATAGATGGGGCGATTATTTTGGTAAAACTGCCAGTATTACTTCTGCCACTGGAGGCACTTTTGAATATGCAGTTAATGAAAATGAGATGCCACCACCAAACATCTATAATGTTAAACTTGAATTGTCTAAAACAGGAGTAAAAGAATCAACTCTAAACAGGCAAGAACTCCTTATCCTTGAGGGTCCCAGTGCATGACATTACCTAAAATAGTAGAAGCCAAAGTGCCACTGGCAAAGATAGTAAGAAGTGATTTTAGCAGAGAGCAACCAACCCACATTACTTTTGATCAGTTACTAAAATTTCATGACAGGACACCACAGCTACAAATAGCCATATCATCTTATTCGGAATTAATCACTGGCACAGAAATGACCGTAAACTCTGATAATGAGGAAGCTAAAGATCTAATTCAACAATGGATAAGAAAGACCAATTTTTATGATAAATTTGAATCATTGGTTACTACTGTATTAATTACAGGTAATGGAATCTTGGAGAAACTAGATGAAAATTCCATAGATGATGTGATGGAAGTAGATATGTCAACCATCATATCTAAGAAAAGGGACCCAACTGGAAAACTGGAATTTTATGAACATAGAACACAGAATGGACAGACAGAAAAGTTGGGAGAGGGCAAGACAGGTAAATTTGTAGAGTTTAACTTAACAAGCTATTCAAGACAACCATGGGGTAAGTCACTATTCTATTCACTGGCAATTCCAAGAACAGTAGGAAACAGGACAACAGCACCATTAATAGAAATTATGTGGGGTATAGAAGATGCAATGGGAGCCATCATCTTGAATAATGCGTATCCCATCACGACCATTACCTACCCGGGAGCATCAGATACATATTTAGAAAAAGAAGCAGTAAGATGGCAAAGATACAAGCCAGGAGACAAAAGGGTCCAGAAGATTAAACCAGAGATTGATTTCTTTGAAACTCAAGGTAACAGCAAATATACAGATTATATTACACATATAGAAAAAACCTTTGAACTCGGGACCCAGTTCCCCCACGATATAATGACGGGAGACTTTACATCTAGAGCATCATCAGAGACAACGGACAATATCGTAATGAAAAGGGTTAGGGGTTATCAGAGATATTTGGCCAACAAACTAAAGACAGAGATTTTTGATTCCGTACTAATCCAAAACGGATTTGATCCAGATGAGGTAATGCTAGTTGTTGGATTCACCACTCAAAACGTGGTAGAGTTAGAAGTAGATCAGGTCAAAGATTTGGTCAATACTGGCATCATGACCACTAATGAGGGCCGAGATTGGTTTAGAACTAATACGGGAATGGAACTACCTGATGATGATGAAATAAAAGCCAAACAAGACGTACAATCTACAATAGCCAAAAATGCTCAAGATATTAAACAAGAAAATTTTATTAAAGAAAATATTAAACAGGTATCTCAAGTAAAAGCAAAGCCAAAAATAATGTGTAAGATGTGCAAGGAGGGCCAACACGCATTATGTACTAAACGTAGATGTGAATGTCAATGACCGAGTTTGATGATTTGACTAAAAGGATCTTGGACAGATTAGACACCTTTGAGGAAAAGATAGAGAAACTATGTGAACGACTGATGAAAGTGGAGTATGAATTAGGGACCCATTTTAAAGAAATAGAGAGCAAACAAGCCAACAAGGACAGAAAATTCTATATCGTAATAGCAGGAATGGGCATATTGTTTGCAGTAGTTGAAGTTTTGCAAGGATTGAAATAACTTAAATTAGAGTAAAACATCTATATTTTATCGAGTATGTAAATACTCATGGATTGACCAAGACGTATTTCGTGAGAGTACCACAGGAGTTAAACCTGTCATTGAGGTCAATCTATTATTACTTATTATCAGTTTAATTAAAAAAATAACATTGAAATTAGAAGCTTATACTAAAATAAATGAAACGGCAAAAATCTCTGGTGTGGCATTAATTCCCAGAATTAGCAGAAATAACAATCTATACACCAAAGCCGAATTAGAAAGATTTGATGGTGTAGAGGTTCCACTGAATTGGGAACATAATCCAGGTCAAGTTATCGGAACTGCCACTTTTCATTATAATCCAAGTTTAGAGACAGTATATTATGAGGGAGAAATTACCAACGAAGGTGCCGCAAGTTTGGCTAAAAATAAAACATTATTCACCAGTATAGAAGCTAATCCAACTGATTTACGGGAAATTTGTAACGGGCCCGGAGATTGTTTTTCAATGCCTTATGGATTAAATCCAGTAGGACTAGCATTGACAGAAACACCAGGGGTTCCAGAAACAACAGTAAATGTAATGGAGAGATATATAGAGGAATGTAACCATCATAATCCACTAGAAGTAGGACAGGACTATACAAAAATGACCAAAAGTATAGATCAGATTTTGAATCATCTAAATGTAGAAGCTTGTCCAGACTGTGGCGAATTACACGCAAAAAAAAACGACTAGAAGATGTTAACCTAGCGGGACCCACAGCCAGAGCAGACATTAAGAAAAAAAAGAAAATTGCAAAAGTGCCAAGAGGATTTCAGTTTAATGAAGCGTTAGACGAACATTGGAAAGAGGTAGAGCATTATTTACATGATAAATATACAGTAACGGAATCAATTAGTAAAGATAAACTAAAAAAGTTATGGATTGAATTAAAACCACAACAAAGGAGAGATTTATTAAAAAAAATGAAATTAGATGCTAATATAGCCGATATTGAGTTTGATGATTTATCTGATATGAATATTAAGGCATTAACATCTATTAATAAGCCTGAATTATCAATTATTTTAACAGCCACGTTTAGTGCATCAGTGGCAGGATTAGCATTGACAATATTAAATGCACCTACAAATAAATCTGTATCAGATATTAAGAGTGAGCCTATTCCAGACGATATTAAACAACAAATAAGTGATAATCCCACATCAATAGGTCAACAAAAATCAGACACAGTAGGAAACCCAGAATTTAGGGCATTTACTCACTCATCATCATTTGTAGGTAATGTGTTATGGGATAGGGAAAGCAGAGAAATGGATATTATACTAAATGGTAATACATATCATTTTTGTAGAGTATCGGAAAGATTGTTTGATTCATTTGAGGGAGCAGCCAGTAAAGGAGCATTTTTCAACAGGGAGATAAAGACCTTACATGATTGTTAATTTTATCAATGGACTCAAAAAGTCATTTAGTGGCAAGGACTACCTAAGAGAGATAAACCAATGCGATAAATGTGGCAAACCTAGTTTTTTTAACTCATGTCTAATGTGTGAGACAGACGAAGCATACAGAGGTTGGAATAAAAAACAATAAAATTACTTCTTATCTAATCACTATTTAAAGAAATGCCATGCCTTGCGATTGTAAAAAATCAGAAAACGAAGAATGTCCCGAGGGACAACACTTCGATATCTCACAAGGAAAATGTGTAGCTAAAGAATCTGCATTTGGAGATCCTAAAACTACTGATGTAGAAGCCGACGTAGCATCATCTGGTGCCGACGTAGGTGGAAGTCAAGAAGTTGAAGGAACACAATGTCCAGAAGGTCATTCATTAAACAAAGACTCTGGTATATGTGAACCAAATGGCTCTGATAAAACTGATGATATTGGTAAAACAAATACATCTATTGCAACAGAGAACAACAAGAGACTTAGCGCCATTGAACAATCCATTAAAGCTCTAGCAGAAAAGAAACCATCAGCCCAAGTAGGCCTAGACGACGGTCATAAGACCTGGAGTCAAGTAGCCGAGCAGATGGCTCCATCTTTAAGAAAATTCGGTAAATTTGAGTTTGATATTTCATTAGAATCTCTAAGAAGCATCAACACCAAACAGACCCGAGACAGACAAGGTTCCGTATCTGAATCATTCAGAGACAGTCCTTTACAACTTAAAGAAGCCGTATCCATTTCTGGTACCCATGCAACACAGGATTTAGATACTGATGTTGCAATAATTCCAGGTGGCATTTCTTTCAAACCAGTGTTTCAATTTGCAAAGACTAAACGCATTGAAGCAGGTATGGACAGAGCAAGATTTTTCAAAACAACTATTCCAGCTAACGGTTCACAAACCGTTGGTACAACACCATCAGAAGCCACTCAAACCTTTACAAGTGTAGAAGTTACACCAAGCACAATTACTGGTGTATATCTTGTTGGAGACTTTGATGAGGTGGAAAACAGTCCTTTCGATTTGCTCCAAGCAATAGTAGAAGGATCTGCCGCTTCATACGAAGATTTCGTGGCAACCGATATGTTGGACACTATTTCAAAAGAAGGAACTTTAACTCCTGGACTTTGGATTCGTGGTGATACAGGTGCAACTATCACATCATCAGATGTAGCCTCCATGGCTATGGACGAGACAGGTATTGCATTCGGAAGAGAATATTTGGAAAACCAGGGGTATCTACGGGGAGGAATTAAACCAATTTGCTTCTTAGATCCGCAACAATGGAGAGAACTAATCACCAGCACCAATGTAACATCATTGGCAACCAGAAGTGCTCCAGATATTTGGCTTAAGGCCGAGTTGGAACAATTTATGGGAGTCCAGTTAATTGTTACAAACGCAGTAGAACACAAAAACAATAGTACCAATAATGCAGTTAATGCCTATATGTGTGTCCCAAAACACAGTTATGGAATTGGTATCAAACGTGATGTTACTGTGAAAATGCATGAGATCGGTGAGGACAACCAAGTGAGGGTAAATACGACCTGGAGAACTAAGGCCGGGGTTATTGATTCAACATCTATTGTTAGAATCAGTACAACCGATTAATCTTAGACACTCCTTTTTTTTATTTTTTTATCAACAAAATTTAACCATTTGGTCAACTTTTTTTGCTTAAAAACTTATAAACCTCTAATCCAATACCCTATATGGAAATAGAAATTGTGAAATGCCAACTTTGTGGGTGGGGTAATGTGCCATCAAAATGTGTAACATACTGTTATGATCCAGAAAGATTCCAACCAAAAGAGAAAAGAGTAGGTGTTCCAAAAATATGTACGGATCATTGTTGTCCTAAATGTCACACTAAACAAGGAAAAAAATATAATGATGTTCAAGAATGCCATTGGTGTAATTATATGAAAACACTTGGAGAGGGATCATCATAATGGAAAAACAAATCACTTGTAAAAAATGTAAAGTAAAATTTACAACCAAAGTAATCTACAAAGATTCAAGAATCTATACTTACAAAAATCAAAGGAATTTTCATTGTAACCTTAGATTGAATAAAGTCCAATACAGAAAGTGCCATCTTTGCAGAAATATAGGTAAGGCATTAGACTTTATGAATAAGGAGATGTTTTCATAATGACTTTAACAATATTACACAAACAGAAAAAAGCACAAGTTAGAAAAATGGAATCTTATGATAGTGATTCTACTTTGGAAATACTAAAAAGTCAATATAATATGTTAAAAAGTCACCATATTGATATGCCAAAATTACAAAGTAAAACTTTGATAAATATGAGGAAATGTCCTGATCATGCTCATAGTGGTAATGGAGCTCATTGTCATAATAGTGGTAAGAAAAAATCAATTTGCTTCCAAAACACTTTCCTTACAAAAAGAGCAGGAGATTTAAATTTTCTAGGATATAGAAATGAGGAAACAAACAAACGGATTTTCATATTACTAAAAGACACAATGGCATTAGGTGAAGTATTAACCCATGAAATAGCACATTTTAGAGTTAAAGGTGTCCATAACAAAAGATTCTACCGTAGGCAACATCAATTATGGAATACTTATGTAAATGCCATCATTTCAGGTGAACTTTACCTCTAATCATCTATTATTTCTCTTTATTTTAAAAATCAGTTAAAGAATACAATGGCTGGTAATTATTACGGAATAAATGCAGTAAAAGACCTACTTAACATAGAAATTACAGATACAGTAGATGATGAATTGATAAACCGCTTTGGAGCCGTAGCAAATCAGCATTTAGACAACATTTTAAAACAACATGACGAAAGAATCCCACTAAAAGTGCCAAGTATTCTAGCAGATGTTAAAATGTCTGCCAATTACTATGTATGTTCACTATTCAGAGGCAAAAGGGGAGATAATGAGACAGCAAAGTTTTGGAAGGATATGTTTACCGATACAATTAATGGAATCATAGAAGAAAGAAGCATTGAAGGTTTATCCTATGATGTTCAAAGATTTAATGATAGATACAGACAGGAAGATGTGTATAGATTATGGTAAGTAATATTAATTCTCTTTATGTTAAAAATTGTGAGTATGATTATAATGTTTGAACTACCATCATCTTGGAATCTAAATAATAGAATCAATGAAAACAAAACAGAATCTTTTGAATCTTGGGCTGACAGTACAAGATATTTATCTGATCAATCTAGAGCAGATAATGTGATAAGGGTTTTATCATTCCCAGAAGTAAGCCCATCTGGAAGTGTAGATATGATTAAAGAATTTGACTATACACATAACCTCGTAACCAATGACGGTGAAATTTATTATGCTAAAATGGGTGCAGGAGAAACACCTGCAACTAATGAAAACTTTGAAGATACTGGAAGATTTGAAATGGGAACAACTGCCTATACAGAAGCAGAAACCGATACATTCACAAACTTTGATGTAAGTGGATCTTCTAAAATTTCAGGATCAAGACAGGTTTTCACAAGTGGCTATCCTAAGACGAATGATACAGCCGATACGGATAATACTGGAGATGCAACTGATGCCGTATCTTATGCAGTAAATTATTCCGCAAGTGCCTGGAATGATGCAAACGTTGAACAAGGTTGTATTCATGCGATAGCTAGTCCAGTAAATGCCTCAAAATTATTATCAGTATTTTCATTTACAAGCTTTGCAAAGACAAGCTCTGACACCTTAAAGGTATTCGTAAATCACGCATTTGAGAATCAATAGTCATGAGTCTTAGAGCCATGTTTGAGATGTTAAACCGTCTAAATCATACACCTGCTAAATCTCATGGTGGCATGGATGCCAAAATATTTCATGCTGAAAGAATCAATATAGTGTTAGGAGGCACAGAATAGAATGGCTGATGTTAAGATTTCTGCACTTGGAGCAATATCAGCAGTAGCAGGAGAGGATCTTGTTGCAATAGTTGATGATCCATCTGGAACACCTGCCTCAAGAAAAGCAACCATAACTCAAATCGCAACTTTCATTAATGCAAGTGCTATTACAGCCTCAAATACAACCACTTTTACAAATAAATCAATAGATGTAGATAATAACACAATAACAAATATAGAAGTTGATAATCTTAAATCAGGTGTATTAGACACAGATTTATCATCGGTATCAGGTAGTGACGATACAATCGCAAGTGCAAAAGCAGTTAAAACTTATGTTGATGCTCAAATTGCAACAGAGGACACTATTTCAGAATTAAATGATACAACAATTACATCAGTAGGAGATAATGAATTATTACAATATAACAGCACTAGCTCTGTATGGGAAAATCAAACATTAGCAGAGGCAGGAATATCACCTGTTGCAGGATCATCTAGCATAGTAACAACTGGAACTATTGCAACAGGTGTTTGGAATGGCACAGCAATAGCACAAGCATATATCGCTGGAGATGCTATTAACGGAACTAAATTAGCTGATGATGCCGTTGATAGTGAACATATAACAGATGGAAGTATTGACCTAGCTCACATGAGTATTAATTCCATTGATAGTGATCAGTATGTTGATGGTTCAATAGATTTAATTCATTTAAGTGCTGATAGTGTAGATGGAACAAAACTAGCAGATGATGCCATTAATAGTGAGCATTATACAGATGGATCAATAGATTTAGTCCACATGAGTGCAAACAGTATAGATTCAGATCAATATGTAGATGGCTCTATTGACTTGGCACATTTATCAGTAAATTCAGTTGATAGTGATCAATATGTAGATGGATCAATCGATTTAGCACATCTTTCAGCAGATTCAGTTGATGGAACTAAAATTGCCGATAATGCCATAGATAGTGAACATTACACAGATGCCTCAATAGATTTAGCTCACATGAGTGCTAATAGTGTCGATAGTGATCAATATGTTGATGCCTCAATAGACTTGGCTCATCTAGCCGCTGATTGTGTAAATGGAACTAAGATCGCTGATGATGCCATAGATTCAGAGCATTATACAGATGCTTCAATAGATTCAGCACACTTATCAACAGGATTAACAATAAATGATCCAACTTTAACATTTTCAATAAATGCACAAACTGGCACAACTTACACACCTGTATTAGCTGATGCAGGTAAAGTTGTAACATTAGACAATGGATCAGCAATAACATTAACTATTCCACCAAATTCTAGTGTAGCATATCCAGTAGGAAGTAGCCTCACATTCATATCAATAGGTGCAGGATTGACTACCTTTGCTCAAGGATCAGGTGTTACAATAGCTAGTGCAGGTGGAACAGCAACAGCTCCAATCATCACAGCCCGACATAACTCTGCAACTTGTATTAAAATTGCAACAGATACATGGCAAGTGGTTGGTGCTTTAACATAATGAAAGATATTGAAAAATTTTTTAAAGATAAACAATTAAGATCCCCTCATACAGGTATTTGGTTTGGTGTGTCTCAAAGTTCTGGAGCAGGAGGAATTGATGCTAGTGGTGGAACAGAATCAGAAACAGGTGGTTACAAGTACCATACATTCAATTATAGTGGATCAAGTAATTTTTACACTTCAACATTAACAATAAATTCAGGCTCGGCAGATATTGAATACCTTATAGTTGCAGGAGGAGGTGGATCAGGCAATTTTTATTCTGGTGGCGGTGGAGGAGGTGGATTATTATCTGGAACATTATCTGATCAAGACTCTAACGTAACTATTAGCGTGGGTAAAGGTGGCATTAGTGGAACAGCAGGAAGTTCAGCAAGTGATGGTGGACAAGGACAAGCTTCCACAATGACAGCTAATGGAACTGCTGTAGCTACTGTTGGAGGAGGATATGGTGGCTCTGGAGGATTTGGAAATAATGGTGGAAATAGTGGTGGCTCTGGAGGATCTGGAGGTGGTGCAGGAAGTGGTAGTGGAGGATCTGGCACATCAGGTCAAGGAAATGCAGGTGGAACTGGAGCTTCTGGAGGAAGTAAAGGCGCAGGTGGCGGTGGAGGCGCAAGTGCAGCCGGTGGAGCCGCAAGTGGGGATCGAGGAGGTACAGGTGGAAATGGAACTGATTGGAATGGAACTACTTACGCAGGTGGTGCCAGAGGTGGAGGAAAAACTACATTGTCAGCAGGAGCAGGTTCAGGAAATGCAGGTGGTGGAGGAGCAGGAGGAACAAGTAACAGTCAATCAACTACTGGAAGTGCAGGAAATAATGGAATTATAATTTTAAGATATGCAGTATAAATAAACAAACTCTTATTAATAGTAATTTTGATAATATCATTAAATAATGAATTATAACAAGGAATGTCCATGTTGCCATTGGAAGTTTTTTGTATCAGAAACATACGATAAACACGCTGTATGCGTAAAATGTGGCTCAATATTTGAATAGTTACTATTAACCGATATAGATGAATAATACCATGTTTGTTTCTCTTAACTTAATTATTGACCACGCCTGTAATGTTAAAATGAAAGATTGAGTGAGCAATTCCTTCTTGAAGATAGCTCTGGAAGTTATTTTTTAGAAGATTCATCAGGTGGTTATCGTCAAGATTTTCCTATCAAAGTAGTCAATCAAACAATAGAATTAACTGAAACACGTTTGCCTGAACAATCTGTATTCCTATTAGAAGCTCAAGAGGGTGCGTATTATTTAGAATCAGGTGACGGATATTATAGGCAAGATGAGCCATTCTATCATTCTAATGAAACCATAGGAATTGTTGAAACCCAAAACTATGTAAGGGGATTAAAGAAGGAAATCAACGACATAATTGGACTAACTGAATCTAAGAACAGGCTAAGAAACCAGGTCAGGAATTTAGATGAAATTTTAGGTATTACAGCCTCAAAGAACAGATTAAGATCATTAATTAGAAACTTTAGTGACACCATTGGATTTACGGAAGCAGATGATAACGTTATTGGATTAAACAGAAACATAGATGAAATAGTTGGCAATACAGAATCAACCAATAGACTAAGAGAGCAGGTAAGAAATGTCAATGAAACAGTTGGCATAGATGAATCATCAAACAGGGATAGGACATTTTTCAAAAATGCTGTAACAGATATAATTGGATTGTTTAGTGTTGCAAGTAAGGCAGAGCCATCATTATTTGAATTTACTTTAGAAGATGGATCAGGAACATTATATCTAGAAGATGGTACAGGAAATTATGTCCAAGAACACCCTGTCAAAGTATTTAATGAAACAGTAGGTGTTACTGAAAACAGTAATAGATTAATGAATGTCTTTAAGAATATTTCAGATACAATAGGATTAACAGAAGTTAGTGAGGCTTACAATGTAATTAAGAAAGTTGTATCATCAGTAATAGGATTAACTGAAACCAAATTAACTGAAACCACCACATTGAATCTCCTATTAGAAGGAACTAACGCAGAACACTACCAACTAGAAGATGGATCTGGTGGCTATCATTTAGAAGTAGCTGTAAAAGTATTCAATGAAACAGCCGGTATAGTTGAAACAGCAGTCAAGAATAATGTATTAATCAGACATATTTCAGATACAATAGGCTTAACAGTATTATCTAATCATGTAACAGGATTTGTAAAAATAGCTACATCATTTATTGTATCTGTAGAATCAGCATTAAATAAAATAGTTACTGATGTTAATGTCTTATCTTTAGAAGATGGCACAGGTGGTATATTACAAGAAGATGAAGCAGGATTCTATCAATTAGATCAATTAGTGGCAATTAAGATATTAAACATGGTAAATGGATTAACTGAATCATCACAAAAATTACATGGTGGATTAAAGGTAATAACTGATCAGCTTAACGTGGTTGAATCATTTAACAGATTAAGAGATCAGATCAGAAACTTTAGCCAAACAGTAGGTATTACAGAAGCCAGTAACAGATTAGGTGTATTAAAAAGAAACTTCACTCAAGCCATTGGTATTACTGAATCATCAGAAAGATTTGGCTTACTCTTTAGAAGAATATCATCAACTATCGGAATTACAGAAACAAAGAATAATGCTTTAGGATTTGCAAAAATCATTAACGATATTCTACAACTAACAGATTCAAAGAATTTCGTATCAGGTATAGTAAAATATATTTCAGATACAGTTGGAATTGTAGGAACAGCTATCCAATTCAGATTAATAGCCTTTGAAGTAGATGCAGGTGACTTTATCACATTAAGCCTTATCAATCTAAGTAATTTCATAACATCTACGCAACAGGACATGGGAGACATGACCCGATTTAGTGCTTTTAATTCTGGAGATATGAATGTAGATAATGGCTAATGGGACCCAAATAACTATTCAATCAGAAGATGTTGGAACTATAATCAAAGGCACAGCCAAGTCAAGGTCAGGTAGTACGGATACGGTAATTGATCTAAATGATGTTACTGCCGTAGTAATATATCTTAGGGACCCAGATGGTAATTTAACTGACCATACAGCCACAGCTACTAACGCAGATGGAGGCACAGACGGAATATGGTCTTTTACTACATCATCGGCAATATTCTCACTTTTACCTGGTGTCTGGCATATACAGGCCAAATATTCTTTGGCAGGTGGAACCGTATTCTATTCAAACATTAAAACATTGAATGTCGGTGAAACGCTACTGTGACAACCATAGACCTTTTTGCAATTAAACAAAGAATAGTGGAAATATTACAAAGTGATACCAATCTTTATGACTCAACACCATCAGACAAAACAAAGTTTAGAAAAATTGAGGCAGGAAGTCCAAGCCCTAAGGCAATACAGGAACCACCATTACCAAGACTGTGGGTAACCAGTGATGATGTTGTGGCCAACATAAATCATGTGGCAGTAATTGAAAATAATATCCATAAAGGAGATGAATATGACATAAGAATTAAAATTATTTTTGTGGTAGAAGCTAAAGATGGACCAACAACAGAAGAAAAAATAGATGATTTCACTAAACTAATTATTGAGAAACTAGAGGCAAACTATGACCTAAGAAACACATCAGGAACCGAATCAACCAGAGTGGCAGAATCATCTAGAGTAACGCAGATAATGGATTTACCAGCCCTATTTAAAGGAGATAGAGTCAAAGGTAGATCAATTAAATTCCAAGTTATAGTCAGAGCATAAAAATAAAAAGTTTGGTCTACCTATTGGCAGAACCATTCTTTAGAAGTGCCATTTGCTCTACGAGCATTTTGGTTGACCATTTGTGATACACTTCCAGTTGGTAGTGGAATATCATCATAAGTGATTTTATCTAAATCTACACTTAGATAACTTGTTGCCTTACTTGACAAATCTTTCACATATTTTCCATCTGCATCTTCTTTTACAAGACCAGACCATATACCACCTCTTGGACATTTTGGACATTTTACAGTTAAATATCCACTTAATGCTTCACTGGTAACTTCATCTACTGTGTAAGTAACTAAATCATCAGTGGTTAATCTACATAGAGTAACCTTATGACCTTCATCACATTCACATCTAACGTCTTTACCGTTGTTGAGTAGTTGTTTTCTCATGTATTACGTTACAACATGACCTTAATAAGTTTTGCTTAAAAACATAGTTATATATAGAACGTGTTGGAATAGATAATATGGAAACAATAACTTATGAAGTTACTGAAAACATGGCAGATACCCTTCAAGAATTTGCAGATATGAAATATGGTGGAGATTTACAAAAAACAATCACCAAACTAATTGCAAGTGGGTTTAAATTCAGTGGTTATGGTGCAGGTGTAAGTGGAGGTAAATCAAACTTGCATATTTTAAGCCATGCTGATCATCAAGAGTATCTAACAAAAGCAATCAAAATGGATTAATTATAATCCTTTTTTCTCTTTTTATTTTTATTAAATTACTTCTATTATCACAATAATCAGATTAATGCTTTATGGGCGTTGGAGAAATTGCTGAAATTGTTAATGCTTCTGAGCTAACGTTGGAAACATCAACAGGTAATTACATACTGTTAACCAACTTGTCCTTGCATATTGGAAGACCTGAAGATAGAATTGCCACAACCGATGGTGGTGCATTATTCAGTTATGGTAAAGGAGATAATTATTTTACAGCAACCTTATTAGTTTCTACACCTGAATTATCAGATTTAAACACTTTAGGCCAAATTGATTCTGATGGAGATATGACACCAAGAAGTTGGTTGATTAAAGCAAAAGACGTATCAGGAACCACCAAGACTTTTGCAGCCACAGGAATTTTAAGAGAATATGATATTAACAAACCATCAGAGGGTAAAGTCAGTATTGATATATTTGTCCGAATTACAGGTGACGATATTTCAATATCTTAGGAGATTTAATTGGCTTCATTAAGTGAACTAATCAACGGTATGATCCGTACAATGATAGAAGATGCCCAATATACATCAGCCAGTCCTGGACATACAAATTATGTCCAAGCTATCAATGCAGAGGAGAATCCAGATTTAGAAGCTGAGATTAACAAACTATTGGCAGGTAATGACAAAACAAACAAATCTAAAAGTTTTGGTAAGACAGATGATGAAGCCAAAGATAAAATTCAAGAAAAAGCAGTTACATCATTGACAAAGAAAGTGGGATTATTTGATAAAGGTAACATGGGAGAAATTCAATCCATGACCTCAGCCCAATTTGGTAATGTCAGGTCATTGGCAACAAACCCTGTCCAATTTATGATGGGAACCGTATTTAAAAAATTAGCCAAAGGTGCAGGTATTATTGGCCTTGCATTAATCATAATGGAAGCTGTAAAATTTATCATAAACGAATTATTGAAACCAGGTAGAATGTTAGACAGAAGATTTAAACGAGATATAGAACGTGAAATATTTGCCTTTAGAAGCAGGGAAGAAAAACAGAAACTAAGGCAAGGATTCAGTAATATTATTGTAACATCAATAGGTGGTTTAAGAGGTGGAGCTGGACAGATAGTGTCAACGAGAGGTTTAAGTGCCACAGGACAAATAGATAGATATATGGATTCAGCATTTTCTCAACCTGGAACGAGTGGAGTGTCAACAGGAACAGATTTAAAGACTAAGGTAGGGAAACCAGGAAGAGTGTTTAATCAATAATGGCAGGAGAAAACGCATACATCTGGCAAGTACAAGCCAGTGCCGCAGACGGAGAACGTGCCACGGCAGGAACTACTCATAGTCAGTCATTTAACAATACAGCAAAAGTGCCATCAGGTGGTGCATATATTGAAGATATAGCAGTAGAATTTAGAAGATCAATTCCAGAAAATGCCTCAGTAGATGCAAACAATAATGAAATTCAAGACATGGGAATTGAGGGACTGGATATAATTATTAGAGGTGTCAGTGGTAATGCCGACTATGATAATGCCACAAACTTGGCTAACAAGTTTAGCAAATGGCTCCAAGATGGTAACACCGTAACAGGTTACACAAAAGGTAGATATGGCTTACAGCTAGATAACGCACCTCAATGGAATGTTATACCAGAATCAACTTTTGGTTATCATATTAGGAATATAACTTTCAAATACATAGGAGAGAAAAAAGACCTGGTTGAATATACCATAGCATTAGCATTAGGTGGAGATTTGAACTCTGCCATCTAACTATACTAGCCTAATTGTTACTTGGTATGATGAATCCGACAACTATTCTACCACAGCAAACATAACACCTGATATATCAGCATTACCGTTATTCACAGATGCAGGAACTGGAGAGGTAAATGAAGCCATGCTAACGCTTAGAGCATTAAACGGACTATACATAACCAATGGTAACATAATAGAAAAAAGAGACAGAATAAGAATACAGGTAACGGATTTGGGTAGTAACAATTATGATAGATTTTTTGAAATAATATCATTGTCTCCAGCACAGGATAAGAATCAAGGTGGGACCCTATTGACCATAGAATGTCTCGGTATTGAATATCATACCCAACAGATTCATTTTACAAAGCCATTTTATTTTGCAAGTGGTAAAACTGTGGCCGATGATATAGGAGAAATATATGAAGAAAACAGAGGCAGTAGGCAGCCAGAATTAATAAACAACGATACAGTTTGGAATGGCACAGTAGGTAACGATTTACCATCATGGACCTACAATAATTATGACTATGGATTAAACGAGGAAACAATATATAATAGATATATGGATTTAGTGGATAAATTTGGTGCATCAGTATCGGCAGGTGGAGCTTTAACTTTCTATGAGTTATCTTTTGTAGCTGATGCAGTTGATGAAATTAAACTTAGATTAAGAACGTCTGGAGACAATACTCCAAGCATTACAATTAAAAATGCCAAGGTAACTAATCCTAAAACAGTTGGGTCCCAAGAGGCACAGATAACATCAGAAACAGGAACCAATTTAATGTCATGGGGATCACCTGATCATGGTAGTTTGCCTGTAGAATTTAGCCGATATGATTCTCAAGTGATACAGTTTGGATTCAGACCTGAATATGATGCCAGTGTTTCTTATGCACTTGGTGCCAAAGTACAAGTAAGACAGACAAATGGCAGAGGAAAACATTATGAATCTCAAGTGATAAACAATCAAGGTAACACTCCACCAAGCTCAGGAAATACAAGTTCTTGGAATAGGATAGATATGGCAGAAGAATTTGGTAATACTATACAATACTCACCATGGACAGATGATAAGGCAGGACTTTGGAAAAACATGGGAGGGGACCCAGATAATAATAATGGTGGAGAATGTATGTGGGACCACAACTTGGTAATTTGGGACGAAAATTTCTTTAGGACTTGGGTAGATGTAAAAGCAAATAGTGATGTTCAGTTGGATTTGTTTGCTAGAGATAGTATCACATTAAAACAAGGATATTCCTATGACCATACTAGGGATGGATTTCCAAGAGGGTTTAGAGTATTAGTAATTAATAATACAACAAATTACACAACCCATACAGCCTCAAGTAGTGCATCTGGAGATTTATCTGCATTTTCAAATCAGATAGTTGAATGGAATGGTTCTGCATGGAGTACAAAGTACACTTTTAGCACAACCAATGACCAAGTACAAGTTGCCGTTATTGATGAAGGAAAAATTTATGAGGGAAATGATTTTAATACAACACCTACTTGGAAAGATTTATCTACCACCTTTTATGCCAATGATTGTTTCCACCCATTTAACTCAGTTACTAACGTAGAAGGAGTGGACCACATTAACGGAACACCCAGAAGTGCCATAACAGATTCAACGACATATCCAGACATAACTAAGATTGGTGGCACGTTTGGTAAAAATATTGATTCGGCATTAAGATTTAGATATACATGGGGCAATATTGCAAGTGCAACACTAGATGCTAAAAGTCCATCAGGTAATTTTTATAAACGTGGTGCTTGGGCCTGTTTTAGGGTCCCATTTCCAAGCAATACCTATAATGCAACTACTGAAGGAGTTGGTGGTCTTTACGGTGGTGGATCTACTGCCAGAGCAACACCATCAACAACCACAGAACCATCAACCATTGATATTCAAAATACCCATTTAACTCATGATGGTAAGAGAGGATTCAATCAGGGAAGCAGTACGGAAGATTTAGGACAGATTAGTGCCATAGCATTTATGACAAAGTTGACAAAGAACTCGGGACCCGACTTGGATGCCAATCATAGAATGAGATGCTTCATGATTGATACCTCAGACAATGTGGTTTATTCGGACTATGAGATAGAATTTAGTAATCACTGGCAAGATGTAAGGTTACCAATATCATCATTCAAAGTGTATAGAGGTAGACGACCTGCAGATGGATTAGAAAGACAGTTTACATTAATACCACCAAAAGATTTGGAGATAATCAACATCTTTGAATGGAGAAATGTAAAGTTTATAGGCATTGAATGGCTTACATCTTACGATAAATTTGGCAGATTTAATCCAACAGCATCAATATTAGATGATGAAAATGTTACCGTAACTTTTGAAACATTAAATGGAGGAGAGGTTGATCTGTTTCTAGATGCCTTTAGATTCATCAAGCCATTATTAGTAACAAGTGGACAGAATACAGAAATTAACTTAGAGCCTGTATTCATTCAAAGACCTGATATTACGTTATATGACCAACTGCTTAATGATGCAAAGTCACAGCTAGAGATAGAAAAATTCCAACATAGGGAATACAATCTAGAAACGTCTGGAGATGATATGTTTGATATTGATTTCGGTGATTCATTCTTATTTGAAAACTCAGAAATAGTAAAAGTGGATTCTCCTAATTCAAATGAAACAGCCAATAAAATTCAATTAACTGCCAAGCGTATTGAATACAGTATAACAAAGCCACCAACTGGAATAGGTGGATTAAAACGTAGAATTAAGGGAGTTAAGATTTTCACATAATGGGTAAACCAAGAAGCGTGTTTAATCGTGATTCTGATATAGAAAGAACACAAGCCAAGCAATACGCCCAATCTAGACAGGATATTACAGGTATGTCCTCAACGTTTAGAGGTATGCCTGTCAACGCACCACAGGTATCAGGTGGTCAAACAGATAGAGTTGGACAAGATGCATTAAAAACAAAAACAATGTATCTAAACAGTTTAAGAATTGATAGTACAACAAGATTGGATTTATCCACAGTTGGTGGTGGAGCTGGCATAACTAGCACAGTGGCATCAGGTCAATTTTTAGATTTCAAGGTAGGATCAACGTCACTCCTAAACATTGGACCAACTAATGTAACTTTCAAAAATACAGTATTGGCACCAGCAATAGATTTTGGAACTGCGGCAAGTACAATAGGCACAGTCTATGCAGATGCCGTAACTGTAACAGAAGATTTAACAGTATCAGGAGATGTAATTTTAGGTAACTCAACAGCATCAGACACAATAGAGATAGATGGATTATTTACAGCTCAATTAAACATTAATGGACAGAATATGTTTTTTGATGTTGACAGAGATAGTAAAATTTATTCAGGCACAGACGACTCTATTAAAATTGTTACAGGTGGTGATCTTCAATTTGAAGCTAATAACAGTGGTATTGGTATTGTTAATGATGTACTTATGCAATCCGATCTCCAAGTAAATGGAGAATTTGTATTGGCAGACTCAGCCTTACCAACAGCCACAAATACATCAATAACAGCTTACACTGGGTCCCTACATTATAACACTACCGACACCGATTCACATTATTTTAAAGTTAATGGAACTACAGAGGTAGAGATAGATGCAGACGGATTAGATATTAGAAATGGTTGGCTAGAATTGGAAGAAAGAAACGAACCATCGGCACCAACATCAAATCATCTTAGATTGTTCGCTCAGGAATTAAGTGGTAAGACTAGATTGATGGTAAGATTCCCATCTGGCTTTTCTCAACAAATAGCAATAGAGCCATAATCTTTAAATCACAGTATTTTAAATAATATCATGCCAACAATAGTGGACATATTTGATTATGTTATTGCATTAAAACAGGAAATAATTAAAAGAGATAGAATTATAGAAGAAATTAATATCCAACTCAAAGATATAAATAAACAAAAAAAATAGAATTCCTTATGAAAATAAAATGTGTTACTTGTAAATGTGAATTTAACCTAGAATCATTAAATATTAGAAATTGTCATAAATGCAGGTCAATAAATAACAGTAAAATGAGAGAGAGATATAATGTTAAACGGAGACAGAGTAGAGGCATAAAAAATGAGGTGTAAGTCATGTGGAAAGACATTCAAGTCCTGTGGCTGTACGGGAAAACATTGTTGGGAAAAGTCACAGAATTGTTTTAAGTGCCACTATCTTGGAATAAATCAAAACTTATCAAACAGCATAAAGAAGCAGGAGATATAAAAAATGAGGTGTAAATTATGTGGCAAGGCTAACCACACAAAAAGTAAAAATACAGCCCATTCTTGGGTCCATTCCCAGCATTGTGGTCCATGTCATTTTCTTGGAAGAAGATCAGCATATAATAATTTAGAGGTATATCTGGATAATAAAAAAAAGATAGGTAACTTACAAAGCAGATTATATTATATTGAAAACAAAACACAACACAACAAGAAAAGAAAGACCTACAAACGCCAAGAATGGAAAGATAGAAAAGACAATCCAAAAAACATAAGATTAAATAGAACGACCAATACCAATAATAACAATGCCTAAAAATCCAACAAAGGAAAAGGATTCTACGGGACCTTGTTTTAGCTGTGGAGCTACTATATATTGTAACGAAAAAGAGTACAATGGAACAGTATCTTTGCAATGGCAAGGAAAAGATGGTAAAGCACACTACACAAAAACTGGAGAATGTAAAGGTTCCATACCTACAACCACACCAAACATACAAACTATGGCACAGCCAGAGCAAAAAGTTGAATGGGTAGATGCAGGTGAACACACAAAAGAGGAAGACGTAATTATGGGAGGCTTAGATAGATTTAGAGCCTTGGCATATCAAGACGTTAAAAAATTACACCCAACTCTAAGTGTAAATTCAGACAAATTTGGATCTATTGTTAGTGCTACTATCAACCAACTAATAGGACTAGCCGAGGTCAAGGCTATAAAGGACAGTAAATAATTGGCCCAAACACTTTTTTCTAATGCAGACTATTACAAGAATGAGAAATTTATAGAGTGTCTAAGAAATTGGAATACATATTTAAATTCTGATGAATCTAGTATAGAACTTTTGTATGAATGGGAAGAGGTATTGTTAAAAGACTTTTTAAAATATTCTAGGGAATGGTTCCATGATAACTATAATAATGATGAATGGAAGGAAAAACTTGAATGATGAAGCCACGGATATTATGGCATACCTTGCTCAAACCTATTTTAATAATAGATGTTTTGTAACTCATGAAAAATTCAAGCGTAGAGGATTCGTTATTCATCATTTATGGTATCTTAATACAGATGCAATAAGATCCAATTTTCCTAAAGGAGAAAAAGGTAGGCAAGAATATATTAAGGCATTACAACCATTCGTAGAAAAAAACCCAGATAGATTTTTGTTAATTAAAAATGGCATACATACTAGAATAGACCACCATAGAAATGGACTCTCACGAATGAAAAAGGAAAACTTTACAAGATTGGTAGTGGCAGTTAAAATGACAAAAAAAACAAAACGCAAAGGTAATAAGAGGTCTTATAGGAGACATAAGTAATGAAATTAAGAGAAAGTTTTTACACATCATACAAAACACATAATTTTTGTAGGAACTGTGATGATGGTCACAAGTCAGGTTGGATATTAAAGAAAGATTGTCCAGGAATGTATTGTCCAAATTGCAGTAGAAAAATCAGAACGAAGCCAAGATTTAATAAAAACTATGATGGTGGCAGATATTGAGAGTTTGGGATAATATTCAACCTAGCAGATTATGTAAAAATCATTTACTAGCAGAGCATAGGGAAACACTTTGTATTTGGTCAGTTATTACCAACAATAAAAAAGGATATTCCAAACACCCTGAAACTGTCAGATTCAGAAATAATCTTAATGCTTTGGTATATCGCCATTCTAAATTGGTAGATGAAGCAACAAAACGTGGTTATCATTTTAAAGATTTACCAAATTCTGACAGTATTCCCATGTTAAATAAAATGCCTAAATCGTGGGATAACCAAGAGAAATCTTTATCTATAAAGGATTGTAATTGTATAAAAATGGAGATAAATTAAATTGCATTGTATCTGTAAAAATATCTGTGTATCTGATGCTTTTAAAAAAGAATATAAAACCACAAGAATCCACAGAAATGCTTTTAGGAATGGATTTTTTAGATGTAGAAAATGCGAGTATTATATCAAGGAATTGACATACTGTCCATGCTGTGGAACCAGGTTAGCAATAGCTCCAAGAAATGCCAAATCTAAAAGATTATTAAACAAGGATATTGGTAGATATTGATGGAATTGACTCAAGCAGATTTAAAAATATTGGCAGAATTGAATAAAAAGATAGAATATTTTAATAAAAGAATCTTGGAATGTAAAGAGGAAATCAGATACTTCTACAATAAAGGAGATTCCTACCGTTAAGCTTTAAAGCTTTTCAAGTGGTTGTTATGAGTGATATAATTTCTTTCAAATATTCTGGCACAAAAGATGATTATAATAAATTCAAAGCTAGTAAAACAAGTAAAGGTAAGACCATGGAAGAAACATTCAGTAGGTTTATTGATATGGAATTATGTTTATATGAGATAAAAGATGATGAATCAAACAAAACAGTATCAAGACAACAAGACGAATTAAAGGAATATCTAATGAATACTGATCTATCCAAAGTAATTATGAAAGGATCATACCATATAGACATATCAGACATGGAACTAATCCAATCTGCATCACATGACCTAGGTAAAATAGTAAAAGATGCCGTTCATAATGCAATAGCAGGATATTGGATTAAGAAATGGGCCACCATTAAAGTGAATAATATGGCCGATGATGTATTAACAGAAAGAATAGAACAGATAGCAGGAGACGTAGATAAATCCAAATCGACAATCATTAAACAAGAAATAACCAAGTTTAATCTTGATGAAAAAATAGACTCATTTTATAAAACAATAGAGAAAGTTAAGATAACCTTTACTTGTAATATTCCAGTAATTACTTTATCTGATTTAAGGGAGAATTTTCTTGGTAAGGTAGTCCAGTTTGATTGTGTTATTGTGGGACCCACACCAAAAAAGTTAGATGTGGTGACAGGTAAATACATTCAAAATATATTAATTCAGGAAATAGAGAATAAGGCAAAGAACAATAATCCAGTTATGATAAAGGCAATTCTTCATGGAGACGATACCAACAATATTGCAACAGGTCAAACCAAACGATTTATTGGTGTTTATTCTACTCAGGAGCCTAAGAATGGTGCCAAAATGGAGACAGAAAAAACATTGGTAATTGACACAATATCAATCCAAGATTTAGAAGAAAAAGCAGAGGTAGAGTTAACTCAACAGGAACTAAAAGTTGCCAAAGAGTTTGCTACAACAGAGGAATCAGAGTATGTTAAAAAGTTAATTGATTCATTCTGCCCTAAGATATACGGTAGAGAATTAGAGAAAAAGGCCCTATACCTGGCACTATTGGGTGGATCAGATTTTGATGGGTATAGAAAAGAATCCCATCTAATGCTGGTAGGAGAAGCTGATACGGGTAAATCTGAGATGGTAAAATTTGCCAATAAAATTGCCAGTAAATCATCTATGATAGATGGGTCCAATACCACAGGTGTAGGCATATTATTTGCATTAGACGAATACGATGGCATGAAAATACTCAGACAGGGAGCCATGATTATGAATAACGGTGGACATTTAATGGTAGATGAATACGATAAAATGCCAAAACAAGAACAGAAAAAACTTAACGTGGCTATGGAACAGCAAAGAGCCAAGTATAACAAGGGTGGCCATCAAGGAGATGCAGAATGTAAAACCACGGTTATAGCATCATGTAATCCAGAAGCAGAAAGATGGAATGAATCTAAAGACCTTATTGATAATTTACCTTTTGATGCTTCAACCATATCCAGATTTGACCTAATGATCAGATTGAAACATGATTCTAACGAAAATCAAATTAGAGCAAAGATGGCACATATTTCTAAAAATAAAAGAGGAGATGGAGACCAAGTGGCATCTTCCGAATGGGTTAAAGGACTGTTAAATTATCTAAGAAAACTAAAACCAACATTCACATCAGAAGCCGAAGAATTATTAATTAATAAATTTGTAGAATTTACACAGATAGAACAGGAAGATGGGTCCCTACAGATACAGACCAGACAGATGGAGGGAATACAAAGACTATGTGAAGCATGGTCCAAACTACTATTCAAGACCACAATAGACACAGAGGTAGTAGAGAACGTGATTAAATTTTATCAGGAATGTCTATGCACTCTTGGCATGAACGTATCAAAGGGCATATCTCAGATGGATCTAAGAGGACATTCAACTAACAAGGACTCATACTTTGAGGATTGTTTTAGAACACTGGCAAAAGACAATGAAAATGGCTTTGTATTCATTCATGACTTGGCTGATGAACTAATGAAAAACTCTAAAATGTTTTATAGTGATGATGGTATCATAAGATATGTTGAAAACAGAAAAACAAGTGGTTGGCTATATGAGCCAAAGGTGGGAGTGTTAAAAAAACAATGACCTTGGAAAGTGTGGAAGATGATTATGATTTTAGATGTTTAAGATATGATGTAGAAGATTTGGTTAAACAGATTGTAACATTAAGAGCAGAGGTAGAGAAATTAAAAAATGGCAGTAGGTAAATGTAAATTGTGTAATAGTAAAAAAGATTTGGTAGAGAATGATTTATTTAGCCATAACGAAGTATGCAACCAATGTATGTATGGAGACAGGACACACAATGAAGATTAAATGTTCCAGATGTAAAGGTAAAGGATATGAAACAGGGATAGATGATATGGGAGACCTTTATTCTATTTGTAATAAATGTGAGGGAGATATAGATTCAGATAGAGAGATGCAGAGAGAAAGAAATTTTGACCGAATCCAACAAAGTATTGAAACAGATAGTGGGAATACAACATGAGAAGTAGGATTATCTGTAAAGGTTGTAGAAAGGAACTGGAAACAAGAAGCGAAAGAAGTATTAAAAAATGTGAGGACTGCCAACTTGCCTAGAGGTAATAAATCTGTAATGAATAAGAAGATCAATCATGCCATATCAGGTAAAAACAAAGAGGATTTAATACAT